CAGGCTGACTGGGAGTCGGGGCAGATCTATGGTCTCGTCGCCTCCGATGCCTTCGCCGTCGACGTTGGCGCTTCGGTCAACACTCCAACGGTCCTCGCGGGTAACGAGCTCCGCGCGAATGTGACCGTTCGCCCATCACCAGATGCGGAGCTCGTCACGATCCAGATCGTGAATGTTCCGATCACATCGGATGTGTCGTAATGTCTGGTGGACCTACACGTCAAGACACGTACTCCGTCAGTGTGCAGATCGCACATCCGACGAACGGCAACATGCTCAACTACGGCGTGTTCGACAAGTTGACCGGTGGCGGTCTCTCTTCGTCGGCCACGTCGTACCGGCCAGGCGGCATGGCACCGCCGGTTTCGCTCGGAGGGCAGCGGGTGACTGCGAACGTCGTGGTCTCACGGCTGTACCGTCTCGGGCGTGACCACGATGTCGTCGGCCAGCTGCTTGACTCTGTCGGCAAGTCCGACATGGTCATCTCCAAGCAGCCGCTCGACATTGATGGGAACGTCTACGGACGCCCCATCGTGTACAAGGGTGTCCTCGATCGCGTCACCGCCCCGGAGGTCGACTCCGAAGGCAACGCGGCCGGGCTCATCGAACTCGAGATGGTCGTAGAAGGTTACCCAACCTCGTAAGGGGTTGGTGAGGAGGGAGCGCACATGCTTGACGAAGACGCAGTACAGCCCATCGTCCAGACCGACGAGCAGCCGGAGAATCTGCTTGAGCAACTGGCGGCGAAGAGAAGGGATCTTGCTGACACCAAGACCACCTTCATCCCGGTTCCCGGGTATGACAAGTCTCCGCCGATCCTGCTCATTCAGTACCGGCTGCTCGACGGTCAGGAGATCGAACGTCTGGGCAACAAGGTTCGCCGTGAGTTCAAGCAGCGGTGGGACCGTGCCATCAATGCGGCAGTGGATACCATCATCGCTGCCTGTACCGGCCTGTTCATCGACAAGGGCGACGGATCCGCACCTGCCCCTCTGACGATCAACGGCAACGCGGTCCTCGGCTTCAGTAGCGATCTTGCTGAAGCTCTTGGCTTCGCCGATCGCATCGACAACCCTGATCGCGCACGAGACGTGGTGTTCGGTCTGTTCGCGAACAACGACGTAGCGATCAGCCAGCACAACATGTTCTTGAACAGGTGGATGACCGACACAACCACGAACATCTCTGAGGAGATGTACGGGGGAAACTTCTAGAGCACGACGAGATTGGAGTAGCAGCGGAAATAGCTCTCATGTTGGGGTACGATGCAGCCAGAAGATTCCTTATGACCAAGAACGCTGAAGAGCGTGATAGGATCGCATTGATCAGTAGGGCTGCTACGGAGCTTCAACGTCAGAGGGATCTCGATCGTGCTACGATGATCGCCAACGCTGTGGGGAGGGTCTTCGGCGGATGACCGAAGAAGAGATCCTCGTATTCCTCAGGCTGCAAGGCCAGGCTGCCTTCATTGCAGGGACGGAGGAATCCGCCGCCTCCGTCCGGCAGCTTGGTGTTGCATCAGAAGAGGCAGGGCTAGCCATGGCGGGCACAGCCCGTCGCGGCTACATCATGAACCAGGCTCTCTTCACGATGAGACGCTTGATGTACGGTGCTACGCTTGCGATCGTAGCCTCAGGCATCGCCGCAGTCAAATGGGGCTATGACTTCAACAGTGCGATGCAGAGCGCAAGGGTCGCTCTACAGCCGGTGGCCGGTGACATCGGCAACGTACAGGATGAGCTTGACTACCTGTTCAACTTCACCAAGCACACACCGTTCCAGTTCAAGGACGTCACCATCGCATTCCGGCAGATGTACCTGGGGATGCGCACAGCCGGCATCAGCGCGGAGACAGTCAACACGACGTTGCACTCTATCGTTGATGCTCTATCTGCTACAGGTCGTACATCGCCAGGAGCACTCAACCGCGTAGCTGTCGCTCTCCAGCACATGGCCTACCAGGGTCATCTGACGGGGCAGACAGTGAACCAGCTGGCCCGTGACGGACTCCCAATCTTCGCAGCGCTCACACAGGAGCTCGGTCTCACAGCAGACCAGATGCACCATGTGGGCAATCTCGGCATTCCCGTGCAGACAGCACTCAAGGCTCTGAACGACTACATCGAGAACACACCAGGGTTCATGAATGCCGCCTACCGGCAGTCGCTCACGGTGCATGGTCTGTTCACCACCCTGAAGGACAACATCTCTCAGCTGGCCGGTCACCTGGAGAACAGTCTGTTCCTGAAGTCAGGGGGAGCGTTCGCCCGGATGAATGCATGGTTCGATTCCTTCAACGCAAGGGTGACGAATGCAACATCCATTACTTCTGTTGTTGCTGCTATTGATCCTCATGCGGTCATCATTTGGAAACAAGTAGCAGACGATCTGCACCTTCTCTGGCAGAACTTCTCAGCGGTCATCTCAGCGCTGGCAACATCTAAGCCTCTGTGGGGATCGATCTACATCGTCCTGTTGCTGCTACACGGAGTCCTGATGATGATCGTGCCTCTGACTCAGAAGTTCGGATGGTTCCTCTACATCCTGATACCTCTGTTGGTGACCTACTGGGGAGTGACGAAGCTTGCTGCCTTCTGGACGGCAGCGATGGGTCTCTCCGAAGTCCTGGCTACCAAGGCAACCAAAGAGCTGACCTTCTTCCAGTTCCTAGCAGCCGTTGCGACGGGCAGATATGCCCTCATGACGAAACTGGCTACCTTCTGGACATGGATCGCAGAGGGAGCCACGTGGCTGTATGTAGCGGCTACGACCGCACTAGCTGATGCCTTCACCGCTGAGGGGATTGCAGCTGGCATCGCATGGGCGATCACGCTAGCTCCTATCACGATCATCGTCGCAGCGATCGCCGGGCTCGTGATTCTCCTGGGTGTCTTGTACTTCAAGTGGGATGCCTTCCATGACCTGGTCAACAGAACCTGGAACTGGGTCAGGGATCACAAGCTTGAGTTCGCTGCCGCTCTCACAGTGGCGTTCTTCCCGCTGGTTGCAGCGTACGAAACTCTCAAGCACATCTACAGCATCTGGAATGCCCTGAGAGGAGCGTGGCACTGGCTCACTGGTTCCGGCAACGCTGGTCCCAGCCCCATCCTCTCTCGTCCCGCTCTGGCTGGTCATCCCGCTGGTGGACTCCTGCCTCTGGCTTCACCAGGCAACGTGCTCTCTATGCCCTCTCTGAAGGTACCTAGCAGGGCCAGCAATGGTCAGACCAAGCTCTCTCCGTTCAACTACAACGAGTCCTGGATGAATCAGCCAGACAACAAGAACAAGACGACAAGGGTCAAGGTGCAGATCGGCCGCAAGGTTCTGGCTGATGTTGTCGCCGAAGAGATCGACCAGCAGCAGGCTCGCAAATGACGCATGAGATGCAGAAGGTCACCATCTCGGCTGCCGGTATCAGCCCTGTCGTCGTGCTCCTCGGTGAGACGCCTCCCAACATTCCGAGCGGTTACGGCGGATGGGTTGTTGAGACACGCTCTCGTCGCGTAGGGCTGACCGTCTGGAACGGCAAGGATCCTCTGCGCTTCGCTGTCCCTGTACTGTTTGACGGGGTGAGGGATCAGATCAGCCAGGAGACCGACATCAGCCGTCTCAGCAGGATGGCTCTGCCTCCGACGACAGGTGGCGCTCCTCCTACCGTTCAGATCACCGGCCGAGGTCTACAGAACCCTGGGCCGAAGATCTGGGTCATCGAGAACCTGGTCTGGGGAGACAACGTCATCAGGGACTTCGCCAGCAACGGTGTGATGGCCCGTCTGAGGCAGGATTGCGTCATCAACCTGCTGGAGTACCGTGCCGAGGACATCACGCAGTTCAGAGGGATTCAACCGGGCAAGGTCACATCTTCCAAGACGACGGCATCAACCAAGAGCACGAGCGGTTGGCCCAAGACGTATGTCGTCAAGAGCGGTGATACCCTCAGCAAGATCGCTGCCCACTTCTACGGCTCCTCAAGCAAGTGGCACCAGATCGCGAATGCCAACAACATCCGTGATCCGCAGAAACTAACCGTCGGAGCCAAGCTGAGGATCCCAGCGCCATGACCGTAGCCAAGACCAAGGCTGTAGACCTGCTCCGTCCCTCCCGGCTGAAGCAGACCCAGCTGGAGATGATGGGCGATGATGTAGATCTGAGCGCACTGTACCTTGCGCTCAATCACTCCGACATCAACATCATCGAGGCTGTGAAGGATGTCACCATCCAGCGCACCATGCAGGGTGCAAGCACAATCAAGG